TATTCAGATGGGTGGGCTCCTAAATTAACTAAAAATGCTTCCTTTTCAGCCAAAGTTTTATCTTCCATTGCTAAAAATTCTGCATACCATTTAGGATTTTCTCGTTGTACATGCCATATTTCTCCGTTTAAGTCTTGAATCAATTCAACTTCATTCTTAAAACGAACATCTGTTATGACAATTTGTTTGTTATTTTCAAGTAAATGTTCAACTTTTCGTTCAACACAAGCAAGCCAAATATCTCTATGAAAATGATTACGCATTACGTCTGTTCCAATATATTGTAATGCATATCTAGGTGTGAATTCCTCAATGCCTAATCGTTTACTCCACCAAAGATCTACTTTTTCTCTAAAGTGTCTACTTAAATCTGTATTACCTTCTAACATTGCTCGTGGCCAATTAAAAACTGCACTACAAGCATCTTTTAATGAATCAGCAAAGCTCACGGCAACATAATCCAAATCATCTATTAAGATTTGACCAACTGTATTTTTACCGGATCCAATAAATCCAACTATACCGATTACTTTTGATTTCATATTTCTGGAAATAGACATTCGTGAATAAATTTATGAACAGTCTCTTCACTGTCACAGAAATTTCCCATTACTCGTGGAGTGTGAGGGTTTTGCTTTTGATTATGGCAATACCAATTTTGAGCCTCTGTGTAATTACTTAAAGGCTCATCTGCAAATACTAAATTTTCATTTGTTTGTTCTAACTCAGACATATAGTATGCTAAGTTTTCTTGTGCAAGTTCAACAAAATTTATATAATCTGATTCATTTTTTGTTCTACTAACTGCAATCATACTAGGACTGAATATATTTTGTGCCCATTCTGGTAGCTCTCGTGTACTTGTCCATTCATATGGTTTTACTTTATGGGCAAACCAATTCATCATATAATGTTTGTCATCACCCGCTTTACTAAAGTCATGAAAAGCACCACTAACAATATTTTTACCAGCAATAACATCTACACCAAAAATTGGTGCTGGGTTATATACTTGCGGAAATATACATAAATGAAACATGTACAAATCATCTGTCTGTACTGCATCTAAATGAGCTCTACGATAAAAACTAGATTCAAATACATAATTTCGCCAAGGCCAGTCGTGGTAGTCATCAACTTCTTCACCAGAATGTTTTAAATGACTGAGTAATGATTCTTCGCATTTAGCAAAGGCATCAAATATTTTTGTTGAACTCATTCCCGATATCTTCAAATAATGCACTAGCAAAATCAAAAACGATTTTTGCTTCATTGGCTACTTCTTCTTGAGGAAACTTATCTAGATAATCTCTAATAGCCTGTTTAAGTTCTTTTGCTGGTGTGTTGAATTTATAATAAAATCCTGTACCAGGTACTTTATCACCAAATATTTGTCCACCGCTTAAATCGCCCATATATCTAACATATACATGTCCAGCATGTTGAGCATTAGTTAATCCATTACTAACATGTTCAACATATCGTTGTATACTTGGATATAATTCAAATTCATTTGGTGTGAAAAATTCGATGTCTTGCATTATTGCTTTTGATCGACCAAGGCCTGTAATAGGAACGCCATAGTTCGATTCTAGCACATCATAAGCCGCATATTGATTAACCAAATATTTGTGGTAAACGTCATAATCAACCCTACCAGTTATCATTTGTTTTGCATACCAACTATGCTCTGCTTTTTGATGTTGTTCAAAGGTAAGTTCTTTAAGTGTTTTAGACATAAGAATTTCTTTGAGGTTTGTGTATTAGCCTATTAATACCCCAAGACCTTGATTGCCAGCCGTATATGTTTTGAGTTCTTCTTCTAAGGCTGTCATTTCGGTTTGGGCTTCTGTTTTGATAGCATCACCGTTAAGTGTTGTACCACCTTGTGGACCTGTAATTTGTCCAAATTTTGACCGTGCTTGACCTAACATCAGTTTGGCTTCTGCTAATGCCCATTGTCTTAGCCATGGTCCTGTATAAGTGTCTTTAACCAATATATCATCAGGCATATAGTTGTATACATGTAAGTATACCTCTGTATCACTTTTAATACGTCGATTAATTATAATTGTATGATTGTGCCGTCTATATTGAAATATGTACTCATAACCCAACATCTTACCTAATGACTCTACAAACCCTGAGTATAATTCAAAGGTTAATAGACCACTAGACCTTGCGTGATGTAACATGTACGTATTAAGATATCCTGCTTCAAAAGGTTCGAAGTTTGGACCGGTGTCCATTGACTGACCCGAACTGCGCCTGTAAATATCCCTAACATCGATAACGATATCCGGTAAAACATATTCATTTTGGTTTTCATTTAAATTTAAAACCATAAATGATTCTTCAACCGCAGAATCAGACCGTTGACGGAATTTATCTAAGGCTTTCTGAACACTAAGTTCATAGTGTTCAGGATCAAGCTCTACATCAACCATTCCTCCGCCAAGCATAAGTTCTACTTCTTTTGAAAGCTCTTGACGATTATTAGCCAATTGTTAATTCCTTAGTTGTCGTCTTTTTCTTCTTCTTCGTCCGAATCTTCTTCTTTAAGTTCGTCATCATCTGAATCTTCATCAGATGCTTCATCAACTTGCTCTTCGTCATCTTCTGTAACTTCTTCAGTTTCTTCGGTTACTTCTTCGTCCACTTCTTCAGTTACCTGACGGTCGATTTCAGCATTAACGAGATCCATAACTTGCTCTTTAATACCATCAAGATTGTATTGTGAAGAAAATGTATCAAATGCTTCGGTGACTTCACGTCTAACCTTTACACTTGTATCATCATTTTTCTCATCAAGCAAATCAATATAAGACCTTAAAAGTTCTCCTGACATAATTCAACTCCTAAAATTTATTCTATAATAATACACCCATTATGGATGCGTTATTCTATTTATAAGTTTTTACAATAATCCAATGCTGGTTCATTGCACCATTAAGTTTAATTGCTGTAGTTTTAACCTCATTCTCAAAAAACTTAAGAGCTTTTGCACGTGAAATAAGTACATTTTTCAGTTGCTCTTTGGGTTTTCTAAGTGTTTTTGCTACACTATTAATTTGATTATAGTTAAGAATTTTTTGTCCCTTAACGTCTAATCCTGAGTTATCATCAGCAATATATGCACCCAGTTTCCGTGTCTTTTTGTTATATACAAATGTTATTACTGATCCAACAATGTTTACAGGGCGTTCTGAAACAACATTAACAGTTACATCCTTATCTGCAAACTTCATCTTAGCCGCCTTTTTCTCAGCACTTACTGGCTTCTTTTTACGTGGCTGACGCTTTTGTCTACTCTCACCAATAATCATATCACAAGCATCAATGATGTCTTGTAAAAAGTTTGCATACCCATCAAGTTGTTTTTTGCTATAACATGAATATCCTTCAACAAGATCTTCATCTGTTTTCTTAATAGCACTATTAATTTCAAACAACTCTGCTTCGGTGTCCCTTTTAATGATACGTACATGAGCCTGATTTGCATCAGTCTCTCGCATAATATCCAAACAACTACGTTGTTGCATACCCATTACAAATGCGGTATTCTTTTCGAAGTAGTAATCTTTAAGTACTTCGAATTCAGCCGCAATCTCACCACTTTGTTCTTTTACTCTATCATATATGGAAGGCGCCGCCTGTTTAACTTTTGCTTTTAGATCTTTTGTCTCTTTCTTAGCACTACCAATTACAAGCAAGTCTTTGATGTATTCATTAACATGTTCAATATATCGTTGCTCTAATCCGGCCCCCAATGTAATCATTCGTGCTACCCAACATTTAGTTGGCAAAAATTCTCTATCTGGAACGGCTTTAAGTTTACTAATTTCAGGTTTTTCAAGAGTTAAAATTTGTGAGGCGTAATCAATCAAATACTGTTTGGCAAGTTTTGGCGTACCAGTATAAGCATAATAATTAAGGGCATGTGCCATTTTGCTATGCACATCTGTTTCTTGCACCCCAGCATCTTCCCATTCTGGCTCATAACCAATATGTTGTGCATCAACATCTTCCTGGGTTTTACGCTTTTTCTTCTTAGGTGTTTGCTTTAGTAAGTTGCTTGTTTTTGCTCTAGCCATTATTTCTCCATTGAATGAAATTAATGAATTAACTTAACTTCAACTATTATACTACCTTTGACGAAAGAGTCAACCTTTTTATTGCTTATAAACACGTTGACTGTAATTACATCTTGAACATAATTGGCCTAAGCCTTCAATGTAACCCATTCTAGTGTCTACATGATCGCTTTTTTTAAACCGTGTTACTGCACCGCATACAACACAATCATCGTACTCGTTGGAATCGGTGTCTTCTATAGTAGATTGTTCCATGTAACTTCCTTATGCATCTACATTAAACAGATCCTCGCCCCATTCTCTGTGTCCTTCTCTCCAAGCCATATTAGTTTGTGTTTCACGTACTTCTACTCTAAAACACCAAAGTCGTTCTGCTTCACCTGGACCCCACATATCTGGAATGAATACTCCGTTTACATATTTGTATAATTGATCTGCTAAACCTTCACAACCAAGTTTTGGCAGTATGGTAAGTTTTGCTATTCCTGCTTTTTCTAATTGTTTATAAAGATCCAAGTGTGGCTCATCTTCTGCTACCAATAATGTGTGATCGAACATCTCATCTAAAAAATTTTTAAGTTCGCCCATGCCACCATAATCAGCAACCCAATTTCTAACATCTAAATCATCGGTACCAAAAAAGAATCTCATACTAAAACTATAACCATGAATAACATTACAATGACTGTCTGCTTTCCATTGTCTATATGCACATGGAAATTTATCTACGTATTCTTTTGTACTATTATATTTGTACGTTCTAGATTGTCGATTTTCTAAGGTTATTTTACTCATGCTGGATCCTTAAGATTTCGTAATTTACCTTTAATAATTTGATCAGTACATATCATGCCAAACATATTTGCAATCGATTCTTGTTCAGGATTTAATTTTCCACCCCAATTATCTACAAATGATTGTAAAGATACTGCTTCTCGAATTCCGTCCATAATACAACCACAAATTTCTTTTAAATCAGTTGGCCAAAGTTCGCCGGATTTATATTGTGCATCTTCAAATGCTATATAACATCCCTCAATAAAACCATATATTACACTGGAAGGATATTTAGGTTCAAATATTGCATTACTTTTTTCTTCTGCATGTACTTTTTTAGTTATTAAAGAAAACCCAAATCCATGTTCGTCGGTTATTAAAGTCATACAGGTTATTGGTAAACTTATAGCAAAAAATAATAATATTGCAATTATAATTTTTCCCATGTTGAATCTCCTAATTGTCTTACTTTAGCAATACACTTTCCGTATGGTGAATCCCATTCGTCGGGTGCTATCAAAGACAATACTAATTTTTTATTTTTTTTATACAAGTAATACTCTTTTAAATGGACAGGTTTAAATCCATATTCTGCTGTTGTTATTTTTTCTGCTAATTTTACTCTTTCGATTATTTCTTTTGCTTGATCGGTTAGTAAATCTGCATGTTCTTGTAATTTTTTTATTTGCTCATTTGCGTGATGACGCATTACTGTCAAACTATCTTGTTTGACTAAATCTATTTGTGTATCACCTTTCCATACTATATTTTTTCCACTCATATATAGAGTATTGCTAAAATTTTACCTGCAATAGCACCAACAATAATTGCAAATAAAATTAAATACAGTTTCCACATTCATAAGCCTAATTTAGCAAAGGAGGCCTGTACACCTAATAATTGTGTCAGACATATATTTCTTTTTTTAGGTATTTACTGCTTTATTACATTCATACCTAATATTATTTAAACAATTATTACATATGGTATTATTTTCTCGGTTTTCTTTCGTTTTTTCTAATACATGGTCTAATGTTTTAAGTATTTTTCTTTTAGTATTTTTTATTTGGCTTAAAAGATAATTTTCAGAAAAGGTTATATATTTGTTTTTATGCATAATTTGCTC